GCTACGGCCAGCCTGGAGCCAGGCACGATGCAGTTTCTGGAGCCAGGCGAGGACGTGAAGTTCTCGCAGCCGGCGGATGTCGGGTCGAGCTACGCCGAGTTCATGCGCCAGCAGTTCCGCGCGGTCGCTGCAGCGATGGGCATCACCTACGAGATGCTCACCGGCGATCTCACGCAGGTGAACTACTCGTCCATTCGGGCCGGATTGCTGGAATTTCGGCGACGTTGTGAAGCGATCCAGCACGGCGTCATCGTCCACCAGCTGTGCCGCCCGCTGTGGCGCGCGTGGATGACGCAGGCCGTGCTCGAAGGCGCGCTGGTGCTGCCCGGCTACGCGCGCGGTGGCGTTGCGCGCCGTCGCGCCTACACAGCCGTGAAATGGGTCGCGCAGGGCTGGCAGTGGGTCGATCCGAAGAAGGAATTCGACGCGATGATCGCGGCTATCCGCGGCGGCTTGCTCTCGCGCTCGGAAGCGATCTCCAGTTTCGGCTACGACGCCGAGGACATCGACCGCGAGATCGCCGCCGACAACGCCCGTGCCGATGCGCTGGGCCTGGTCTTCGACTCCGATCCAAGACATGACCATCCGACGGCGACGTCGGCCAACGCACCCTCTTCGCAGACGACGTGATGACCTCACTTGTTCACCTGGCGTCCCGTCTGTACGGGACGCCGCTGCTGATCGCGCGCGCCAAACTCGACACGCTGCTCGCCGTGCTCGGCCCGCGCATTGGTCTGGCGCATACGGACCTCGCATTGCCGGCGATCACGCCGACCTCGCAAGCTCCGCCGCCATCGCTACCGGGGATCGCGATCATTCCAATTCACGGCACGCTGGTGCGCCGCGCACTCGGGCTCGACGCCGCCTCGGGCCTCACGTCCTACGCACGCATCGCGGCCGATCTCGACGCCGCGCTCGCGGCCCCGGAGGTCACGGGCATTCTGCTCGACATCGACTCGCCCGGCGGTGAAGCCGGTGGCGTGTTCGAGTTGGCCGAACGCATCCGCGCGGCGAGTGCGACCAAACCGATCTGGGCGCATGCCGGCGACAGTGCGTTCTCGGCCGGCTACGCGATCGCCTGCGCGGCGCAACGTGTGTCGCTCGCGCAGACCGGCGGCGTCGGCTCGATCGGCGTGATCGCGCTGCACATCGACCAGTCGGTGCGTAACGCGCAGAACGGCCTGAGCGTGACCGCGCTGTATGCCGGCGCGCACAAGAACGATGCGACCCCGCACGCGCCGCTGACGCCGCAGGCGAATGATGCGCTGCAATCCGAGATCGACCGCCTCTACGCGCTGTTCGTCGATCACGTCGCGCAGATGCGCGGCCTGGATGTGGCGACCGTGCGTGCGACCGAGGCGGCGCTGTTCTTCGGCGAGGACGCGGTCACCGCGGGCCTGGCCGATGGCATTGCGTCCTTCGACGCCACCCTCGCCGACTTCGCCACCGCCTTGCGCGGGCGCGGCCGTTCGCCGGGTTCTTCCACACCGCTTGCGTCACCGATGCGGCTTTCCCTTCCACCCCCCACGGAGTGCTCCATGACTGTGCCCACCGAGGCGGCGCCCGCGCCGTCCACGCCCCCTGCTGTGCCCGCACCGGCCACTGCATCCGCCGTCACGCCCGTCGCCCCGCCTGCACCGGCGACGTCCGCCGTGTCGCCCCCCGCGGATCCCCACGCCGATGCGGTCGCGGTCGCCGAGCTGTGTCTGCTCGCCGGCTGTCCCGAGCGCACCATCGAGTTTCTTGCGGCACGCCTGTCTGCGTCGCAAGTCCGCCAGGTGCTGCTGCAGGCCCGTGCCGATCAGGTCGAGATCGCCTCGCACCACCTCGCGGATGCGGCACCGGCCGCCGCCGCAACCACCGCCAATCCCGTCGCCGATGCGGTGCGCAAGCGTCTCGGCACGACCACAGCCGCAGGAGCCTGAGCGATGGCCGTTCTTCACGAACCGATCACGCTCGGCGACCTGCTCAAGTACGAAGCGCCGAACCTCTACTCGCGCGACGAGGTCGTCATCGCGCCTGGCCAGACACTGGCGCTCGGCACGGTGGTCGGGCGCGTCAGTGCGACGCACGAAATTGTCGCCCTCGATCCCACGGCGAGCGATGGCCGCGAGACCGTCGCGGGTGTGCTGATCGAAGCGGTCGCCACGTCCGCGACCGAACGCAAACGCAGCGTCGTGGTGGCGCGCCACGCGATCGTGTTCGGTGGCGTGCTCGTGCTGCCCACCTCCCTCACATCCGAGCAGACCGCTGCTGCCCTCGCGCAGTTGACGGCGCTCGGCATCCTCGTCCGTCAGTATCCGCAGAGCACGACCCATGCAGAATCCCTTCAGTAACCCCGCGTTCTCGATGGCCGCGCTCACCGCCGCCATCAACCTGATTCCAAACCGCTACGGCCGGCTGCAGGAACTCGACCTCTTCCCCGAGAAGCCGGTGCGCCTGCGCCAGATTCTGGTCGAGGAAAAGGCCGGCGTGCTGACTCTGCTGCCGACGCGGCCCCTCGGCGCACCGGGCACGCTCAGCGCCAGCCCCAAGCGCCGGATGCGCTCGTTCGTCGCGCCGCATATCCCGCACGACGACGTCATCCTGCCGGCCGACGTGAGCGGCTTGCGTGCCTTCGGCTCCGAGACCGAGCTCGAATCGATCGCGAGCGTCGTGGCCGAGCGTCTGGAGATGATGCGCAACAAACACGCGATCACCTTGGAACACCTGCGGATGGGCGCGCTCAAGGGTCAGATTCTCGATTCAGACGGCAGCGTGCTCTACGACCTCTACGACGAGTTCCGCATCGCCCAGCAGCACGTCCCGTTTGGGATCGACAACCCGAACAACGGCACCGATGTGAAGCAGAAGTGCATCGAGACCCTCGCGCTGATCGAAGAAGGGCTGCTCGGCGAATTCATGACCGGTGCGCGGGTGCTGTGCTCGCAGGAGTTCTTCGCTGCGCTGACCTCGCACAAGGACGTCAAGACCGCCTACGCACAGTGGCAGCAGGGCGCGGTCCTGATCAACGATGTGCGCAAAGGCTTCAACTTCGGCGGGCTGGTGTTCGAGGAGTACCGCGGCAAAGCGTCCGATCTGGAGGGCACCGTGCGGCGCTTCATCGCCCCCGGCGAAGCACACGCGTTTCCGGTCGGCACCCTCAACACCTTCGCGACCTACAACGCGCCGGCCGACTTCAACGAGACCGTCAACACCCTCGGCCAGCCGCTGTACGCCAAGCTCGACGCGCGCAAGTTCGACCGCGGCACCGATGTGCATACGCAGTCCAATCCCCTGCCGCTGTGTCTGCGTCCCAGCGTGCTGGTGAAACTCTCGATCATCTGAGGCTCTCCATGACCACCACCACAGGACTGGCGGCATCGCCGGCGGTCGGGGATCGATTTACCCGCGCGATCGACCGCGTCCTGATCCACGAGGGCGGCGATGCCGACGATCCGCGCGACGCCGGAGGCCGGACGCGCTGGGGCATCAGCCAGCGTACCTATCCGACGCTCGACATCGCCATGCTCACGCGCGCCGAGGCGATCGCGCTCTATCGGCGGGATTTTTGGACACCGCTGCAGGGCGATGCGTTGCCGCCCGCGCTCGCGTTTCAAGCGCTCGATGCCGCCGTCAACCACGGCGTCGGGCGCACGGTGCGTTGGCTGCAGCGGCTGGTCGGCGTGCGCGTCGATGGGCAGCTCGGGCCGCTCACGCTGGCCGCGATTCAGGCTGCCGACCAGCGCGTGTTGATCCAGCGCCTGCTCGCTCTGCGCCTGGACCTCTACGTCGAACACGAGCGCTTCGCGGCGTTCGGGCGCGGCTGGACGCGGCGCATCGCCGAAAACCTGCGGTATGCCGCGCGAGACCTCGCGTGAGCACGCCATTGGATCCCGCCTTCGAAGCGGCGCACGACGCCCTGTTCGCGGTGTTCGGCGAGCCGGCGTTCGTCCGACGCGGACGCGCGGCGCCGAAGCCCGTGCGCGTCGTCATCACCTTCGGTGTGCGTGAACTCGGCGACTACAGCCAGGGTGTCTCGCGCGTGACGACGGTGAAATTCCGCAACACGGAGTGGACGCCGCGCACGGGCGACTGGCTGCAACTGCCGACGACTCGATTGCGGATCGATCGCATCGTGCTCGACGACGGTCTCGTCACCGAGGCGGTGCTGCTTGGCTGAGGTACCCATTCCTTGGGCGATTCTGGAGCTGGTTCAGACGCGCCTGCGCACCATCCGCAAGGCGGGTGGCTACCGCACCGATGCCGGTCGCGACGTGCGTCTGGAACCTGCGCCGTTTGATCCGAACGATGCGCCGCGCCTGACGCTCTATCCGCTGACGATGCTCGTGCCCGATGACGCGCGCAGCGCGAGTGAGCGCGGCTTCACGTTCGTCGTCGAAGCGCTCGTGCCGGTCAAACTCGACAGCGCGCAAGCGCGCATCGTCGAAGCGATGGCCGACATCGAGGATGTGCTGGATGGCTACCTCCAGTCGCCACTGGCGTTGCCGTTGCAGTTTCAGGAAGCGGTATTGCTCGATCGTCCTGATGGCGTGGCCGCAATGGCGGTGCAAGTGATGTTCGGCACGCGCTATCGGCGCGTGGGACCACCATGACCGCGTCGTTACACGCTGATCTCGACGGCGCGCTGGCTGCCTCGCGCAACCTCAGCGCTCTCGCGTCCCGGATCCCGGCCTTGCACACGCGCGCGATCGGCACGCTGCGTCGCCGCCTGCCGGTCCACGCGCGCCGCGATATCCAGGCCGAGTACCAGATCGGCGCGCGTCGCCTCACGCAAGACCTGCAGTCGCGCGCCACCGATGACGGCGTGCGTCTGGTTGGGCGCTTCCGCGGCATCGGCTTGCGGAATTTCGCGGCACGGCAAACGAAGCGCGGGGTGACCGCCGCTGTCCTCCGCGGCAAGCGCAACCTGCGCGCGCACGCCTTCCTCGGCGTCGGCGTGAACCGCAACGCCCAGGTGTTTCGGCGCGAAGGCCCCAAGCGCGTGATGCAGCAAGGCCGGTACGCCGGCAAACAGAGACAGCCGCTGGTGGCCGAGTACGGCGCCACCGCCGCACAAATGCTCGCCAAGGGCCGCCGGCCCGAGCGCCTCATCGACTACGCCCGCGGCGTGCTCGCCGCCGAGGCCGATCGCCTCCTGCGGTTCGCCGCCGCACCTTCCCCCACTGCCTCCTCACCATGAAAACCATTCGTCTCAATCACCCGCACACGCACGAAGGCATCACCTACACACCGCCACCTGAGGGCGTCGAACTCACCGTCAACGACGCCGATGCCGCGCTGCTCGTGGCGTGGGGCCTGACCGCATCGCCGCCAACGCTCGACGCGGCGTCGATCGCAGCGACCGACGCCACCATCGATCGGCTCGTCGATGCGCCCGACGACGCGCACGACAGCGACCGCGTCGCTGCCGATCACGAGGAGACCAGCGCATGAAGGACTTCTCCTTTCAGGGTGGCCTGTATCTCGGCACCCGCCTCGCGGGCGGTCGGCCCGGCGCGCTACGCTGGGTCGGTGATGCGCCCAAGTGCGATCTCACGCTCAAGACCGAGACCGAGACACGCAAAGAGTCGTACTCGGGCAATCGCCTGACCTCTGCTGTGCTGCAGAAGGGCAAGGAGGCCGAGCTGTCGATCGCGATCAACTGGGCCGACATCGACAACTTGCTGCTCGGCCTGTACGCGACCAAAGCCACGATCGCCGGCGGCACGCTCACTGGCGAGCGGCTGCCGATGCCACTCGCCGCGAACGATCTGATTGCACTCGATCACAGCACAGTCAGCCAGTTCGTGCTCACCGACAGCAATGCTGTGCCCGCCACGCTGGTGGCGAACACGCACTACCGCGTCCAGAGTGCGCGAGCAGGCCTCGTGCAGTTGCTCGATCTCGCTGCCTTCACGATGCCCCTGCGGGCGGCGTATCGCTATGGCGCGCGAGTCAGCATCGCCATGCTCACGACCGCCGCGCCCGAACGCTATCTGTTCCTCGATGGCATCAACACGCTCGACGGTGCGCCTGTGCAAGTCCGCCTGTATCGCGTGCAGTTCAACCCGGTCTCCAATCTCGGCCTGATCCACGAGTCGTTCGGGCAGTTCGAGATGACCGCGTCGGTGCTGTTCGATCCCGAGGCCGCGGCCGATCCCTTGCTCGGCGGCTTCGGTCGGCTCGATCTGCCGGAGGTGCCGTGATGGCCACGAAGATTCCCGCGGCGCCACCGTCTGTGGATGAGGCGGCCTCGGCCGCAGACGACCTCGCCGTCCTGCACCCCGATCGCACGCTCGTGATCGCTGGGCGCACGGTGACGATCCGCGAGTACGGCTTCTTCGAGGGGCTCGAGATCGCCGATCGCGCGAGCGCGTTCATTGCGGATCTGGTCGCCGCAAGCGACGCCGGCACGCTGCGTTATGCTCAGGTGCGCCGGCTGTTCGGGCGTCATCGTGCGGTGATCCCCGCGATCGCGGCGCAGGCAGGCGACGTCGAGGTGGCGTGGCTCGAGGTGCTCGCGCCGGACGATCTGGATCTGTACCTGGCGACTTGGTTCGCGGTCAACGCCGCTTTTTTCGTGCGCGAGGTGCTGGCGGAGGTCCGCGAGGCCCAGCTCCTCGAAGCGCACCCGCTCGCGGCCAGCGCGTCGGCTGGCGCGATCTCTTCGTCCGACTCGCCACTGCCGGGCACGGGCACCTCGAGCAACTCGGCCGACGCACCGAGCGTCAGTTGATCGCCATGTTCGCGGCCGTCGATCGAGATGAGCGTCGCCGTCGCGCGGACTTCATCGAAGACGTGGCCACCGCCGTGTGGGGTGGCGAGGCTGCCGAAGCGCGCGTGAAGGCCCTGCGTGGACGCGATTAACGCCATCACACCCGCTGCCGCATGAATCAGGATTTCGTTCTCAATCTGAAGGTCCGCGGCGACTCCGCGCAGGCCGAGGCCAGCCTCGCGCGTGTAGAAGGCGCACTGGGTCGCGCCGACCGTGCCGTGGCGCAACTCAACGCCACCAGCGCGACCGCCGCACGCACGAGCGCCGCGCAGGCCGGGGCGCAGGACGCCGTCGCGGGCGCGCACCGCCGCGGCGCACGCGCGACAGAGGTCGGCGCGCGGGCCGTGAACGAGTACGGCGTATCCGTCGGCCAGACACGGCAGGCAATGCGGATGCTGCCGGCGCAGATCACCGATATCGTCACCTCGCTCGCCGGTGGTCAGAAGCCGTGGCTGGTCGCCATCCAGCAGGGCGGCCAGTTGAAGGATTCCTTCGGCGGCATAGTGCCCGCCGCGCGTGCCTTGCTCGGCGCGATCACGCCGCTGGTCGCAGGCGTCGCGCTGGTCGCAACGGTACTGGGAAGCGTCGCGGTCGCAACCGTGTCGAGCTATCGGGAAACGCAAGCCTACGAGCGCGCGCTGATCGCCAGCGGCAACGCCGCTGCAACCACGGCCGGACAGCTGCGCGTGATGAAGGACATTGTCGGCGGGGCGACCGGCGAGTACAGCAACGCCGAAGCCGCGCTGACCGCACTGGCCGCCGCAGGCACCCTCGCGGGCGACACGCTCGAACTCGCCGCGAGCGCCGCGGTCAATCTCTCGACCCTGACCGGCGCGTCGATCGAGGATACGACGCAGAAGGTGATCGCGCTGGCGCGTGCGCCGTCCGCGCAACTACTCGAGCTCAACCAGCAGTACCGCTTCCTCTCGGTCGAGGTGTACCAGCACGTCCGCGCGCTCGAAGCGCAGGGTCGTGCGCAGGACGCCGCACGTCTCGCCATCGAGACCTTCGCGCGTGTCCACGAGCAGCGTGTGCAGGAGGCGTATGCGCGCGCGGGATCGCTCGAACGCGCGTGGATCGCGCTCGGCAAGGTCATCGGCGGCGTCTGGCAGACGATCCGCAACATCGGCCGCGACGATCTCGCGTTCCGGTTGTCGAAGACCACCGACGAACTCGAACGCATCGGCAACGAATGGCGCGAACTCGGTGGCCTGAACTCGCTCGATGCGGTCCTCGCCAGTTCCGAAGTCGACGCCGACACGAAACAACGCATCCGTGCCCTGCGACAAGAGCAGGCGACCCTGCAGCGCGAGGCCAACGCCGAACAGGCGAAGGCGGAGGCACAGGCGGCGACGCAGGCAAAGCAGACCAACGCGATCAATGCCCTCGGTCGCGCGCAGGCGGCGCTTGGCCAGGACCGCGCGATCGCCAAAGCGCAGCAGCTGCGCGCACTCGAACGCGATATCGCCGCGCTGCGCGCCGGTGGTGTGACCCAGGTCGAAGGCGTGTCGCTCGCCGCCTTCGAGCGCACGCGCCGCGCGCAGATCGACGACCAGTTCAAAGCGCCGAAGGCCGCCCGCGCGCTGAAACCCAAAGCCACCGATGCCGATCGCGCGCGCGAGTCGGCCGAGCGCGAACTGGAATCCCTGCGTCGCGAGATCGCGCTGCTCGGCGAGGTCGAAGCCAGCCAGACTCGTGCTGGCGAGGCCGCACGCATCCGCTATGAGACGACGCAGGGCGCGCTCAAAGCCCTCGCGCCCGCCCTCAAGGCGCAGCTGATCCAGGAGGCCGAAGCGCTCGACAAGGCGCGCGCCGCTGCGGAAGCAGAACGCGAGCGCAAGGCCGAACTCGAGAAGACCATGCGTGCCTATGAGGCGCTCCGCGCTTCGCTGCGCACGCCGACCGAAGTGGCGCTGGAGGAAGCACGCTCGCAGGTCGCCCTGCTGAACGATGCATTGCGCGACGGCATCGCGACCAAGGCCGCGTTCGATGCGGCAATGGCACGTGTGGTGCAGACGAGCTTCCGCAAACCCGATGCCATTCCCGGCGCGGCACCGGAGTTGGATCAGACCGGCAGCGAGTTGGCGCAGATCGAACAATCGCGTGTTCGCCTCACGGCGTGGCATGCCGAACAGCTCGCGTTGCTTGCGCAATTCCGTTCGCAGCGCGCCGATCTGAATGCGCAGTGGGATGTGCAGGAAGAAGCCATCGAGCGCCAGCACCAGACCGCGCTCGCGCAACTGCAATCGGCACAGACGCAAGTGCTGCTCGCGGGCGCCTCCGCGACCTTCGGCCAACTCGCCGACATCGCCAAGTCTTTCGGCGGCGAGCAGAGCGCGACCTATCGCGCGCTGTTCGCGCTCAGCAAGGCGTTCGCGATCGCGCAGGCGGCGCTGGCACTTGCGAACAACGTCGCCGAAGCCAGCAAGGTGGGTTTCCCGCAGAACATTCCCTTCATCGCCGGTGCGATCGCGCAAGGCGCGACCATCGCCGGGCTGATCGCGCAGGCGACCTTCAACGGCGGGGGCGGCTACGCCACCGGCGGCCATGTGCGCGGACCGGGCACAGCGACCTCTGACAGCATCCCGGCGTGGCTGTCGGATTTCGAGTTCGTGACGCGTTCGGCCGTCGTGCGCCAACCCGGTGCGCTGCCCTTTCTCGAAGACTTCAATCGACGCGGCATGCCGGCGCTGGAAGCGTGGCACGCGCGAAGATTCGCGCATGCCGCACCGCCGTCCGTGTCGCTGCCCCGCGCGCCGCGCGTGAATTTCGCCGACGGCGGACTGGCGCGTGCGGCGGCCGGGCTGAACCCGCAACTCAACCTGCGCCTGATCAATGCGATCAACACCGATGCGCTCGCCGAGTCGATGGCGCAGAGCCGTGGCATGGAACAGACGATTCTCAACGTGATCGACCGCAACGGCAGCTTCTTGCGCCAGCGCATCGGAGGCGGCTGATGGCCTACGCGATCGACACGCTCGTGAAGGCCGGTGGCGACGATGCCCACTACCGTTTGCTCGATGCGATTCAGACGCTCGCCGAGCAGGCGGGTTGGACGATGCTGCGCTACGACACGTCCAGCCCCGAGCGCGAACTGATCTTGCGCTCCACCGGCACCACGGGCGAGGAAGAGATCACCGTCGGCTTCAAGACATATCAGTCGATCGCCGCCGACTATTACAACCTGCTCGCCGCGACGATGATCGGGTACGTGCCGGCAGCACCGTTCGAGGCGCAGCCCGGCATCAAGACCAGCGGCGTGCCGGCTCACAATCAAGCCGTCAGCTACTTCCTCACCGCCAATCCGCGTCGCATCGCAGGCAGCTTCAAGGTCGGTTCGCCGATCTACGCGCACGTCTACGTCGGCAAAGCGCTGGCCTACGCGCGGCCGAAGGAATTTCCATCGCCCTTGATCGTCGCCGGGCACTTCGACGGCCGCGAGGCCAAGCGCTACAGCGACCTGCACTGGTTTCCCTACAAGGGCCGGAAGGGCAGCAGCGACACCGGCTACAACGATGGGTTTCTGTTCCTGCGCGATGCCGGCGGCACCTGGAAGAAGGTGCAGATCTCGCCCTTCGGCAACGGTCAGGCGAGCGAGACCACCTACGCCGGACTGGCTGGCGAGTATGTAGCGCGCAATGGCAGCGGCTATCGCTGTCTCGTCCCCGCCGGCACCTTGCACCAGCCGCAACCGCTGGAGCTGTACGAGATGAACTTCGGCGCCTACGACAACGACGTTCGCGGCTATCCGAGCAGCGGCAATCTCTACGGCGTGCTCGACGGTGTGAGTTTCGTCTCCGGCTTCAACAACGCGTCCGAGAATGTGCTGCAGCTCGAAGGCAGCGCGGTGATCGACCAGACCGGCATGAGCGTGCGCCAGGCGGTCGATGCGATTCGTGCGGTCAACGGCCGTGCTTTCGTGGTGTTGCAGGACGGCGCACGCACGACGTGGCGCGATTACGTCGCGGTAGAGATGAGCTGATGGCGACGTTCACCGGACAGGTCGCGAGTTTCGCGGCACTGAAGATCGCCATCGAGACGACACTGACCGCACGCGGCTGGACGTTGACCAACAGCATCCTGAGCAAGGGCGTCGCGTTCGTACAACTGACCGCGACGGCGACGGAATTGCGGCTACAGACCGGCACCGGCCAAGCGGGTGCGGCGCTGACCGGCGCCTGCCCGCAGTCGGTGAAGCTGTTGTCGATCGCCAACGCGCCGATCCAGTGGCCGGCCGTCTACGTGCTGCACGCGTTCGATGCGCCTGACGAACTCTACGTGGTGCTGCGCTACAACGTCGATCGCCACCAGCACCTTAACTGGGGCGTGTCGTCGATGCCGCAGATCGGCGGCGCCGGCCTGTGGTGCAGCGGATCGTTTCGCGGCGATGTCGACGGCACACGCGCGGGCGTCAAGAGCTACATCGACACCAATGCCGGCACCCAGCTCGGCGCAGCGCCATATGACGGCTTCGGGCTCGGGTTCTTCTTCGCCAGCATCGCGGGAACGTATCACTCGTCCTTCATTCACTGCGGACTCGAAGGTGCGCCCGCGTGGCGCACCAATGTCGGTGGCAACACCGGCGATCTGCTCGGCGTCTCGCACAAGGCCGGCCTGCTGCATGCGTTGCCTTCTCAGTTCAACCAGGCCACCGTCCTGCTGCCGATCGACGTGCTGATGGCGCGTCAGGCGCAAGGGCAGACCATCGTCGCCACGCTCGCGCATGCCCGCTACTGCCGGCTCGATCACCTCGATCTATCCGCGCCGCTGATCTACGGCCCCGAACGCTGGATGGCCTATCCGCTGCACGCGGTTCACCCGGTGCAGCGCAACGGCGCCGGTTGGCCGATCGGCGGGCAGCACAGCGGCACCTTCGGCGTCGCGTTACGGGACGCGCCCTGATGGCGGCGCTGATCGGACTCGCGCCGACGCCGCGCCAGTTCGGCGCGACCAACCCCGCGCTCTCGATCGAACTGAATACGCTCGGTGAGGGGGCGTTCGCCCCTGCCACGTATGCGCGTGAGCATCTCGTCGCGTGGGCCAGTGCATTCCGGCCGCCGGCATCGACGCCCTGGCCCGTCACCGGCCGCATGGCCCACCGCTTCGCCGAGGACTATTTCGATCGCATCCACCTCACCCCTATTGCGCTCTCACTCGGCAACGTCGTCTCCGAACTCACCCGCGAGATCGCCGTCTGGAACGCATGGCGCACACGCCCGCAGACGCTGACTGCGCTGCGTCTGGACGGCGATACCGGCAGCGCCCTCGACGCACCCGTGGCGCTGCCGATGACGTTGCGCCCGATGCAAGAGCAAGTGCTGACGATCACCGTCGGCCTCGATGGGCCGCCGGTGATCGATGCAGTGGCGATGCTGTCGTTCGCAGACGGAGCGACGTGGTCGGTGCGGATCGACGGCCTGCGCCTGAACGCCTGGTCGCTGCCGCCGAACTGGACCGACGCGCTGATCGAGACGTTGGCCTGGCTCACTGATGTGCAGGTCGCCGTCGCCGGCACCGTCACGCGTACACCGCTGCGCGATGCGCCGCGGCGGACATGGGAGTTCGCCGTCCTCGCCGACCGGCACGAGCGGCGCTGGGTCGAGCACGCTTTGTTCGACTGGACGGGTCGCGTGTGGGCGCTGCCGGTGTTCGTCGATACGGTGTGGTTACGCGCGCCGCTTGCTGCGGGCACGACCGAGATTGCGATCGATACCACGGGTCTGGATTTCGCCGTCGGCGGTCTCGCGATGCTCTGGCGCGACGTTGCGGACTACGAACTGGTCGAAGTCGCGGGGATCACAGGCGAACGCCTACGCATGGGCCTGCGCGCGCCGACGCGCCGCGCGTGGCCGATCGGTACGCGCCTGATCCCGTGCCGCACAGCGCGCCTCACCGACGCCCCCGAATTGCGTCGCCACAACGATCGGCTGATGCATACGCAGCTCCGGTTCGAGGCAACCGAGCCCTGCGACTGGCCGCCAGCGCTGCCGGCGACGCGCTATCGCGGCGTTCCGGTGCTGGCGCATCGCGGCGACGAAACCCGCGACCCGGTCGCGAGCGTCGAGCGACGTCTGGATCGGCTCGATGGCGAGGTGGGCCGCACGCACGTCGACGATCTCTCGGGTTTGGCGTGGACGACGCAATCGCACGCCTGGCGACTGTTCGGCCGCGCCGAACGGGCCGCGCATCGCGCGCTGCTCTATGGGCTGCAGGGGCGCGCCGAGGCGCTGTGGTTGCCGACCTGGACCGACGATCTGCAACTGGTGGAAACCATCGGCGAGACCGCGCTCACGCTCACTGTCGTCGCCTGCGGCGTCAGCCGCAGCCTGCGCCAGCAGGCGGGTCGACGACACCTCCGCATCGAACTGACCGATGGCGCCGTGTTCTACCGCGCCGTCGAAGCGTCGTCCGAAGCGACGCTGACCAATGGCGACGCCGTCGAGCGGCTGCGGATCGATGCCGCGTTGGGACGCGTGGTCTCACCCGAATGGGTCCGACTGGTCTGCTGGATGGCCCTGGTCACGCTCGCGAGCGATACGGTCGAACTGCGTCACCACGCCGACAGCGCCGGTCTGCTCGATTGCGCGGTGAGCTTCGCCGGCATCCCCGCGGAGGAGCCGTAGGCATGGGGCTGCTCTCGCGCGAGATCGAGCTGTACGACTTCTCGATCGGGTTGGTCCACTGGCGTTACACCGATGCCGGCCGCGAGGCGATCGTCGAGGGCCAGCGCTACGCCCCGGTCGCGCTCACGCGCGGGCGGATCGCGCAGTCGGCGGAAGAGGCACGAAACACGCTGGAGATCACCGCGCCGCTCGAGCTGCCGCTGCTGAACCTGTTCCGCCCCGTGCCGCCGGGCCTGCGGCTGCGCTTGGACCTCAAGCGCGTGCGCGTGCGAGACGGTCAGGTGCGTCTGGGGTGGACCGGGCACGTCGCCGATCTGGACGAAACGCACCGCGTGGCGAAGTTGCGTTGCCAGTCGCTCGCCGCCGCTGTCGAGACCCTCGGGTTGCGCCGGAACTGGCAATCGAACTGTCCGCTGGTGCTCTACAGCCAGGGGCTGGGGCTGTGCAATGCCGATCCGGACGCGCATGCCGTGCCGGCCGTGCTCAGTGATGCAACGGGCTACACGGTCATGTCTGCGGCATTCGATGCCTTCGACGACGGCCACTTCGACGGCGGCGTGCTGCAGTGGACATCGACGATCGGCATCGAACGTCGCTTCATCGTCACGCACGCAGGCACCACCTTGCGCCTGCTCACCCCGGCGGCGCTGGCACCGGATGCACGCGTCGTCGCGCTGCCCGGCTGCGATCGCACGATGGGGCCGAACGGCTGCCCGAAATTCCGCAATGAATTGAACTACGGCGGCCAGCCGACCTTGAAGGGCATGCGCAATCCCTTCGGCAACGATCCAGTGTTCTGACGCCCCTCCGCTTCCACTTCGTCCGGCGCGCTACCCGTGCCGGCATTGCCGTGCCTTCGCCATGTGGATTTACGTCGTCGTCCTCATTCTCGCTCTCGCGATCAGCGTCGCGATGCGCCCCAAACCGCAATCGCAAAAGCCGCCATCGCTCGCCGACTTCTCCGTGCCGACCGCCGAAGAAGGGCGCGAGGTGCTGGTGATCTTCGGCGAAGTGTGGGTCGACGATCCCAACGTCCTGGCCTACGGCGATCTGCGCACCACACCGATCAAAGCCAAGAGCGGTAAATGATGGACAGCCTGCGCATCCATTTGCGCCATGTGCGCGCGGTCGATCCGGCCGCCGGGGCGCTGTGTACGCCCAGCATTCGCGCCTGGTGCCGCCAGCACGCGATCGATCTGCGTGCGTTGTGCGAGGAGGGCATCGAGATCGCCGCGCTTCCGCATCTGCACGACGATCCCTTCGTCGCCCGCGCGATGGCGATCGCCGCAAGCGAAGCGGTGTGCGCCGAACCGTCACACGACACGCACACGCAGGAACACCCCGATGCGTCGTGAGCAGATCTATCGCGGCTGGATCGTGCTCGCCTGCGTGGGCTCGATGCTCTCCGGCGCATGGCTGTGGGCCTCGGGCGAACGCCCGTTCGGTGCGTTCGGCATCGTCGCAGGCGTCGTCCACGCACTGTGGGCCGTCGACGTGCCGGCGCTCGTGCGCGGACGTGTGCGACGACGCCCGATCATGATTGCGCAGCTGCGCCCGATCGTCGTTTCGCCGCCGCATGGAAGCCTCATGCAGCGCCTACGCGCGTGGCGTTCGCGTCGTGATGCGGTGAAACATGGGTAAGTCGAGCAAGCCGACGATCGGCTATCGCCATTTCATGTACCTGTACATGGGTGAGTCGATCGGTCCGAACGACTATCTCGCGGGCTTGAAAGTGGGCGGCCAGCCGGTGTTCGAGGGCGAGCTGCCTGGCAGTCGCACGCTGCCGATCAACTTGCCGCAGCTCTTCGGCGGCGACAAGAAAGAAGGCGGCCTCGTCGGCACGCTGCAGATCCGGATGGGCGAAGCGACGCAGATGCCCGATCCGTATCTGCAGCAGCAAGTGCCCGGACCGTGGCCGGCGGGACGTGGGCTCTGCACCACGCTCTATCGCGGAATGGTCGGGGCGATGAATCCCTACCTGAAGCTGTGGGCCAAGCGCTGGGGGCGTTTCGTGCAGGGCTGGTCCACGCCTGTGTGGGAACCGTCGCTCGCGCGCATCGGCCGTGGCATGAACGCGGCGCACATCCACTACCAGTGCCTCACCGATACGGTGTGGGGCGTGGGACTCGATCCGGCGCTGCTGCACGCGGAGAGCTTCCTGCACGCGGCCGAGCAGTTGCACGACGAGGCGTTCGGGCTGTGCCTGGGCTGGCGGCGCGGGGACTCGGTGGGACATTTCCTGCAGACGGTGAACAACCATGTCGGCGGGCTATGGGCGTTCGATCCGATGCTCGGCCAGTTCGTCTACCGGCTGTTCCGCCCGGACTACGACGTCGCGACGCTGCCGTTGCTCGATGAGACCAGCGTGCTGGCCGTGGAGAGCTGGCAGACGCCGCTGCTCGATGGCAGCGTCAACGAGGTCACGGTGCTCGGTCGCGATTGCGTGACCAATCTCGAGATCGCGGCCACGTTCCAGAACATGGCGAACGTCCAGGCGCAGGGGCGCGTCATCGCCGATCGTCGTGCGCTGCCGGGACTGTGGAATCGCACCCTGTGCGAGCGCGTGGCCGCGCGCGAAACCCAGGCGGCGAGCAGCCTGCTGCAGCGGATCAAACTCACCGTCGATCGTCGCTGGTGGGGCATCAAGCGCGGCGACGTGCTCGCGCTGTCCTGGCGACGCAAGGGCGTGCAGCGCATGCCGGTGCGGGTGCTGGAGGTTGACGAGGGCACACGCACCGATGGCGCGCTTGCGCTGGTCCTGCTGCAGGACATCGACGGCATGGCCGCGACCACCTATCTGCGTCCTGTGATCGGACCGTGGACGCCGCCCGATCCCCGGCCGCAACCGCTGCCGGCCCAGCGGCTGATCGAAGCCACGTACCGCGATCTCGCCGGTCGTCTGCGGCCGGCGGATCTGGCCTTGGTCGAGGACGATGCCGGCTTCGTGGTAGCGCTCGGTGCGCGACCGAATGGCCCTGCCTATGGCTACGTGCTCTCCACGCGCACGTCGGGCGGCACCTTCGAGGAGGTGGCCAGCGGCGACTTCTCGGCCACAGCCACCCTCGCGGGCGCGCTCGGGCCGACCGACACGCAGGCCCTGCTGGCGGACATGCGCGATCTCGATCTGGTCATTGTCGGCACCGAAGCCCTGATCGATGACGAACTGGTCCGGATCGACGCGATTGATGCGGTCGCCGGCACGCTGACGATCGCGCGCGGCTGCGTCGACACCGTGCCCGTACCGCACGCCGCAGGTGCTCGGGTCTGGTTCACCGACACCTACGTCGGCGCCGATCCCACCGAATACCTGGCCGGCGAAATCATCGACGCCAAACTCCTGACCCGCACCCAGCAAGGCACGCTTGATCCCGCGCTCGCACCGATCGCGCAGGTCCGCCTCGACGCGCGTCACGCGCGTCCCTATCCCCCGGGTCGCTTGCGGATTAACGGCAGCGCCTGGCCCGCCGCGAGCTTCGCGCGCGTGTCGTTCGCGTGGGCGCATCGTGATCGCGTCCTGCAGGGCGATCGCCTGATCGAACACGAGGCCGGCAGCATCGGTCCCGAACCCGGCACGGCGACGCGCGTGCGCATCGTCCACGCGCTCAGCGGCGCGGTACTGCACGAGACGACCGGCATCACCGGGACGCAGCACAGCGTCGATGTGCTGCTCGCCAACGACGCCATGCTGCGCATCGAGGTCGAGAGCCGGCGCGGCACGCTGTCCAGCCGACAGAAACACATCCGCACGCTGCAGTGCGAATGCGGCGAAAAGCTGACCAATGCCGACTTCGACACGCCCGCCGCGTGGACGCTCGGTGCTGGCTGGTCGATCGCCGGGGGCGCCGCGGTCAAGGCCGCAGGCGTCGCGTCGCCCCTCGAACAACCGTTCGCCTTCGTCGACGGTGGCGTGTATCGCATCGAGCTCGTGTTGTCCCAGGTCACCGCCGGAACGGTGCGCGTCGGATTCGTCGGCAACGCGCCCGTCGACGTTGAGGCGCGTGGCGCGAGCGGCACCTTCGTCGACACCCTCACCGCGAACGCGCACACCGCGCTGCGTGTCGCCGCCGACGCTGCGTTCGCGGGACGCGTCGAACGTGTGAGCCTGCGCAGGTTGGCGTAATCCAGGTGCGTCGTCAACGCATCCACGAAAGCTGTACGACACGTGTCCGGATGTCGCGGCGCGACATCATTTTGCGCTTGGCTTCTCTCGCACACAGCGCGTTCATGTCCTCGTCGAATCGCCGACGCCCACGCGGAAAACGCACATGCCCACGATGACGCTCGCCACCCCCTACACCATGACCCTCCACATCCCGCGCACGCCACGCACCTTGCAATTTCGCGGCAACCCTATTCAGGTCGAAGAACTCGGTGCGCGCCTGCCCTTCGCGTGCAAGCCCGATTCTCTGCGCGAGATGTGCGCGACCGGCGAGCATCGAATCTACGTCACCGAAACGGTCGAAATGACCATCGCCCAGTTCGATGCCTTCGCGGCGGATCTGAGCCGGCCGCAGGCATGGCTCGCCGGCAAGGGTGGCAACGTCGCCGATGGTTGCCTGTGCATCGAAGTCCGCGCGCCCGGTCGCCCTTACCTCTACGTCGACCCGTCGGGCTACGACTACGCCCGTTACGTCGCCCGCCTCGGATAACCGAATTCCAAACCCGTCGGAATAAAAGCCAATTCAACTTGGCTTCTTCATCGAACAGCGCGTTCATGTCATCCCCACGCACACCACCACGGCACCGACCATGAAGACGATCAAACCACTCCTCGCCCGCATCGCACAGAAAACGCTGGGCATCGAAACGCTCCAGCCGCAAGGCTCGGATCGACTGGACTTCCACGAAGTGTCAGTTGAGCGCCTGCACGACGCCCTCGAAGCGGCCTACAACGCAGGTGTCGAGCAGGGCCGCAAGGCGGTCGCCGTCCGGTGAATCTGTGCGCGAGATAAAACGCGCGGATCGCTTGGCTTCGGTCCCGAACAGCGCGTACATGCCACCCCGACACGGACATCGACAGATCATGAAAACAACGAACGTCTCCAAGCAACCCAAGCGCGTCAAGGAATTCTTCCTCGCCACCCTGCTGGTGCGCGTCCCCGGCAAGCGTGGACGGCATGCATGGCAACGCGAAGTCCTGCGCGCACGCACACCGAACGCGCTCATGCGCCGCATCGACGGCCGCAAGCACGTCGCCTACGCCAGCAACGGCATCGACGTCATCCGCATCGAACTGATCGACACCGGCAGCACGCTGCTCGCGCCTGTCGCGGAAGGCGCGCAGGTCGAGCCGCTCGCCGCGTTGCTGGCGCGCATCGCCACCAGCCCCACCGGCATCGTGTGGTAAGTCGGAGACTCCCATGACAACGCACGTGTTCCGCAACGATCAAGACCCGTACCGCCGCATCGTGCGCGACCGTTTCGACACCGACATCGATGTGGTCGCCGCCTCCGGCAACCCCACCGAGATCGCGCGCATCCAGACGCTGCTCGATGCACTTGCGGGAGCCTACGAGATCGGCTTCGAAGACGGCGAACGCTATGTCACCAGCAACGACGTTCCGCTCGCCGAGTGCGTGACCACGCTCGACACCACCTTCCTACTCGCGATTCACCGCGGCGACACGGATCTGCGCGCGCATGTCCTCGCCGAAATCAACCGACGCGCCGCGTCTGGCACCGACAGGATCGTCGGGTTCGCGCCGCCGCTGGCCGAGCAGGACACATAACCTGCACGCTGCTTTTGGAACCTGTACGACGCTTGTCTATCGCACAAATCTACAGCGTTGCCGCTTGGCTTCATGGCCGAACAGCGCGTTCATGGATGCACACCTGCACACAAGGGACTTCTCCAATGAGCACTGACTTCGACGAACACGCCTTCAACACGCGCCGCGCCATCACGCAAGGCGAGGACGCACTGACCAACATCCGGCAAGCGCTTGAACACGCGTTGCGTGAGATCGAACGCTGCCAAGCGCGTTATCAGGCAGCCCCGCTCCACGAGAAGTCGCGTGTCGTGAACCATGCGCTGTCCACAGTCTGCACGTGGGCGACGGTCAACGCCCGGATCGGGTTGGCGGCGGATGCACAGGCTGAACTGCACGCCATTGCGCAGAATTCGCCACCGGTTTGACGCCACGTCATCGGCCGGCACGGTCGGCAAAAAATGTCGACCGCAGCCATGTTTGCTCGTTGCGCCTGCGTCTGACGCCAGCGCGAGCCGCTGATCGGGTCACAAGCCGATCATTGCTCTCTCGCGAAGAAGATGCGCTGAAGGACTTGGCTTCCACCGCGAACAGCGCGTTCATGTGTCCACACCGACACGGACATCTCGCCATGCAAGACGAACACGCCACGCCCACTGCCGACCAAGATGAAGGCCATCGCCAACTGGAGCGCCTGATCGAAGCGATGACGGCGACACGCATGCTGATCGAACAACAGATTGCTCGCTATGCCGAGGCACAGTCATCAGCGGAACGCGGCGACATCCTCCACGCCACCATCATTGCCGTCGAAGATCGTCTGAGCCCCCGCTGCAGACTCGACGATCTCGCGAAGATCCGCGACGCCCAGTACACGATCGCTGGCCGACGGAGAACGTGATCGAAATGTCCACGCTGCCCACTTTGGAGAACAACCACACACGTGTAGGCGCATGACGCGCAAGAACTACGGTCGCGTCATCACCAGCACCACTCCCCCGGCATACGCCGGAAACACGGACGGCCGAGGTGCGCTAACACCCCGGCCGCCCTAACCACCACCGTTCACGAGAGGAACGACAATGGCTGCAAATACTCTATCAGGCCCGATTCGGGTCGAACATCGTTCATCGCGCTTGGCGGCTTGTTCCGATTCGGGAGCGCGGATATGACCGAGACGACGCGCGAAACCCCGTTCCGCGACATTCCTTCGGAACAACGCCCCTTGCTGATGGTCGCCAGCGGCGTCGAGACTGCCACAGCCTTGCGCGAGGCGACTGATCTCGAAGATGCGGTGCGCCGCCTTCTGGTGATTGGTACAGAAACCGGCATCGACGGCGGCTTGGCTTACTTGTGCGAGTTCGCGCTTGACATCGCAGGCGCACTGCGGAGATCAACAGCAGACGACTGACCGGTCCGCGACAGGCGATCGAATCACGTCGTCGATTGGATCGTTGATCTCTCTAAGGCATCGTCCTCGCATTGCGTTGCCTTGCGATACAGCAGTCAATCGCTGCGGTGACACTGGCGGCTGGTTTGACATCCCTCAGAGACCCTGTGATTCCTTCCAACGATTGTGATCCTGCACGCATGACGCCCGCCCAGCGCCGCACGGAAGCGGCCGGGCTGTTGGCGCTTGGCTTGCGCCGTTTGCGCGCTCGCGACGTCGATCCGAGCACTGTACGTCTTGCCTCTCCGGTTGACCGTGGACTTGGCTTCCAGACCGAACCACGCGTACATGCCAACCCCGCACACCGGAGTCCACAGGCATGACGCGAGAATCTCCCTCCCCCACCACACTTTCACCGATGGCGGCCCGCATCGCCGGGCTGAGCGCCTGGACTTGGCCGCAATTGACCCGGGAATGGCGGCGGCTCTACGGCACCGAGCCGCTGGTGATCAACCGCCGCTTCGTCGAGAAGCGGATCGCTTATCGCTGGCAGGAGATCGAATACGAGAAGACCCATCCCGGCGTGCTCGCGCGTAACCAGCGCCACATCGACGACTTGATCGCGACTGGGCAGTT